ACAGACTTGCAGGTGTAGAATATGCAGTTGAATTGAAAGTCTGATCAAGACCTAAGAACTCACCGCCTGCTGAGTTGGTAAGGATCTTTGAATCTTCCAACACCAAAAGCTCTTCAACACCTACGCCTGAAATCTCATCCTGTATCCATGGAATATCGGCAAGATATTCTTCAGGCACTTTATAGAAGTGTGCAATTTTTGTGATAGGAACGATTGTTTTTAGCCAGTCAATATCTGACTGTGGTTTTGCGGCTCCGACTGCTACCGAAGTAGGCGCACCCTCCTGAGTTGTCATACGGATAACATACGTATCCATTCCGGCAGGCTGTGGCACTACACGGAGAAATTCTCGTATATGACGGATTTCATACGGCTTTCTGCCTGGTTCCCAAAGGCCGGGCCCTGGAATAAAAGCAGGCGTGCCTGATACACTGATATTACCAGATCCAATATTGCCGACTACTTTTACCTCAAATTGAAGTGCCCTACGCCCTGTCTTAGTATAATTAATTAAGTCGTCTTTCTTTTCCTCAAACGCTTTTTGTATAGCTGCGCCAATGTTGTTTTCTGTCGCCTTCACTTCAACTCTTTGCCCTTTGGCAATAAGTTCGTCTAAAGCCTTCTGATTTTCAACTGCCGCTTTTTCGGCATCAACCTTATATTGTTTTAGATCGCTTACTTCTTTTTGAAAAGGGCTTAAAGAATCTTCGACAGCCTTTTTTACATTGTCGGCCATCTTGGTTCCTAATGCTGTTTCTATTTTACTGAAAGATTCCTGAAGTTGTGCTTTTTCTTCAGCGGAGAACCCGCCTTTTGTTTCTGTCGCTGCATCACGATGCAGGCTTATAAATGAATGTTTCATCTGCCGATGGGTTTAAAATGTTATGGACAAGTGTCCAATTTCTTTTAATCCTCGTTTCCGGCAGAGTGATTTGAGTTATCGGCTCTGTGGTTGCCTCGTTGGATTGTTTTAGCAAATCTATGTTAAATTGCTTGATTTGTTGTAATTCAATTTCAAGCAGCTCAAAAGTTTCATCTGTAAAAACTCCGTCCCTAATAGCTTTTGATAAAAATTCTATTCTGCTATTCATTGACTCAACCCTTTGTTCTGTTTTCATTCCAGTTATTGGAGTGTTTGCGTTTGCGCCCCAGGCTGTTAAGCTTGATCCTTCCCATAATTTAAGTTCCGTTAATTCAAACCAGCATGCCGATGGGTTTTTCATATACCCTTCATAGTCCTGCAACTGGTTTCTTTTTATTGTCCTATAGCCAATAGAATGCTCTGTTATCAACCCGCTTTCTACCATTTTCACAAAATCAGTACCTAAAGAATGCTTACCCAGTTTACTTTCATAATACAAACCAAAATCATCTTCTTTCAAATCCTGTAGCAAGCCCAATGGCTGATTTGTATTGTGGTTCATTAAATGTTTTATACGTGGCTTTGCACTCTTAGGGCCGTTCTCACGTATAGTTCTTTCAAACGCTCCTTTACGGATAATATCCCCATCTGAATCTACATTATCAAAAGCGGAAAAGTAACCGGTAACGATTCCTTTTTTCCCATCAACATCTTTAAAGCCAATAGCTTTTTCCCCGATTTCAACATCTTTGTACAAATATGTATCTTTCATGGTATTACATTTTGAGATATACTATATAGTTATTATCCTGCGAATGTTAGTAGTGGGCATGATAACTGATATTCTTGATTTCTTTGGTATCAATCTTCCTCGTTCGTCTCTCTTCGCTGTTAATGCAACAGAACAACGGCAGTTCCTTGCTATATATCCGTTAATATCATACATTTGATTATTAGTTTCTAATGTAAAGACATAACCATCATATTCATGAACTACAACACTACATACATTATCAGTCTTTACAAATCCGGGCTTTCTTCTAATCAAGTCGGTAATACTATCGGCTGTAGCAGAACCGTAATCGACAAAATCCTTAGCAGAAACGGGATCAAAAAACGTGTTATTAAAAGAGTTGATGTTAGTATTGAGTCCGTCGTTTCGTTGTTCAATAAAGGATTGAGCGTAAAACGAATTTCCCTTAATCTGGGAATAAGCAGAGGATCTATTATGATCCGGCTTAATAAAGCTGGGATTAAAGGGCGAACAGGCAGCGAATCTATGTATTTGCGAATGGCACAAACTCCATTTAAAGAAAGACAAAATCTTGTAGCGAACGCCAATAAGACTGTCCGTGATCTTCCTGCTGAATTTTTCGTAAAAAGCCATAGCAAAGGAGCTATAACTAAACAAAAAACTGGATCTAAAATTGGCGCTTGTGAAGATATTGTCATGAGCCAACTTAAAAATAATATGCTTACCCCCGTTTGGCAATTTGCTTTCGGTGTCTATAATGTCGATGTGGCTTGTGGGAACGTCGCCATAGAAATCCATACTGGTTGGCAGCTTCCGCACTGTTGTGAACGCCTTATTCAAAGAACTGAACACTTTCTCAAAAGTGGTTGGCACGTCATTTATGTAAGAATAAATTCTCGTACTCTTGTTATTAATAAAGCTGCTCTTGACAAGATTGTCTATGCTTGTCAATTGTCCAGCCTTAATCCATCCTCTCAACGTCAATATTGGATGATTGGGGGTACAGGTGAAACTATTGCCGCTGGCTGTCTTAATAGTAATAACCTTACCCTTATAGATGCTTCTGAAAGCCTTTTTTATAAACCTTAAATCAATATCTACCAATTCTTTTGGAAGAAAACAATTTATAGTGCTGGCTGCACTCGCTGATGGATCGCCCGGAAACTGTAATTGATCGCCATTCCTCACATCAATAAAAACAGCAGCTTCATTTACTATATTACCATCCAACTCCCTGTGGTTAGCATGATCTTTCGGGTCGGTTCCTCTTGTCCTATTATCCATTGCCGCTATCCATTCTTTCTGTTGCTCAAACTTAAACGTAGAACCTCCTGCCATCGCTCCAACATTCGCCGCCCTGTTTATCTCAGTCCTTACTATCCTTGCCGCCTGTAAACGTGCATAGGGCCAACGTTCCAGGATTCTTATAATATCATCAACTCCCAAACCATCGCTTATTCCTTTTTGTACGGCTCTTAGCAAAGCATCTCTTGTGGTTTCATTGACCTCAAAAGTTATTTTCTGAAGTAAGAACTTTTCCAAGTAGTCGTTTACGAACTGAATCCATGTTGAATTAAAGCCTATTCGTTTTGTCAGGAACAAATTAACTATTGACTTCATTATTCTTGGCTCCGCCCTAAGCTCATCGTTTATTCTTTTAGCGTGAATTAATCCGACCTGAGTATATAGTTGTTTTATCTTTCCAGATAATATCGGATTTCCTAAATCAGAACTCAAGTACTGAAAAGCAGAATTAGTTCCCCCGTTCTTTAATCTCGAAATAACTATATTGGCTTTTAGCTGTATGACCTTTATGATCTTTGGAAGCCATACATTTTCCAATCGTCTGTTGATCCGTTCAACCTTCCGTCCGTATTTCCTGCGCTGCGATGCGTTCATAATAAAACATTTAACCCTCAGAAATCCATTTTAATACTATTAATATATTCATCAGTAACTCTATAATAATTATGTGAAATACAAATAACCGGAATCGTACACAGCTTTCGTTTATTGTGCTGTATGTTGTATTCTGGCTTATTTTTCTTTATTAACTCCCTCTCTATGGTCGGAAGTAATTCATATTCATCAAACTCATCGTATAAATAATAAGTGAATGGTATGCGCCCTTGTATATAATGATCTTTAATTCTTTTTGATATATTAATAGCCTTGCCTATATACAGAAGATTATCTTCATCGTATAAAAAATAAATACCCGGCCGCTCGCTTATAAGGTCGCTAAAACAAAAACAGCTTTCTAATATAAAATCTAAGTGTATTGGATATAGATCGCCGACAGGCTTTAATCTAACTCTTTGTTTAAAATAAACCCCATCAATGCCAATCGGGATTTTATTGTATCGTATTATCTTTGGATAGCCGTTCATAATACTGCTGCCTTATGTTTTTCATTTTTTCCTTTTCCATTCTGCAGGTACTTTCCTTCCTCGTCCTCGGATATTTCTTCATCACCTCCTGCCAAAGCTGCATCTGTTTCGTTTTCGGTAAATGTTTCTGAGAGCTCATATCCTGAAGGAATTAATATCTGATTCATAAAATCTTCCTGATCTTCCGGATGATCCAACCCCATCAGGTCAAGTTTATATCCATTCGGAACTGGTAACTGTTTTACCCACTCCCATTTGTCTTTCATGTTCTCCTGCAACTCGGTGTAAACGGTTATATCATAATCTATGTAAACGTTTTTTCCTTTGTACCCCCAATAATCACCAAGTGATTGGTTGAACTTATCCCGGAAAGAATTTAAAAGAGGTATAGCGCACCTTGTTGTTAATGCCTTCTCGCCTTCTACTGTGTTGTTATAAACTTTGTTATCAGGGTCATTTAATAATTGAGACGGCACACCACCGAACACATTGCAAAATCTTCTTAATGACCATTTTTCAGAAGCGATAATATCTAAATCAACGGGAGATAAGCCAACCGGAATAACCCCCATCT